CCAGCAATCTTAAGTACCAGATCATGCTGGATAGTGTACAAGGGCGTGGTCCTGGGATGGCTTTTATCCCTTACTGTTCACTCCCTGAACTAGAGGCGTGCATGACCGTATGGGAGTTCATGGAGATGATCCACTCCCGTTCATATACATACATCATCAAGAATGTATATCCAGATCCTGGTGAGGTTTTTGACCACATTCTGGATGACGATAAGATCGTTGCCCGCGCAGAGTCGGTAACTTCTGCATACAATGAATTTGTCGAAGCAGCACACCAGTATGACACTGGTAATATGTGGAGAGGAGACTTCAAGGATTCTCCTACTGCTAAATGGGAATCAAAAGAACTGAAGAGAAAACTTTATCGTGCTGTCGCCAATGTCAATATTCTCGAAGGCATCAGGTTCTATGTTTCGTTCGCTTGCTCGTTTGCGTTTGGCGAACTCAAACTTATGGAAGGATCCGCTAAAATTATCTCTCTCATCGCAAGAGACGAAAATCAGCACCTTGTCATTACTCAAAACATCCTCAACAAATGGCGCGAAGGGGATGATCCAGAAATGGAAGAGATTGCTAAGGAAGAGGAACCCGTAATCATCGACATGTTTAAGAGAACTGTTGAAGAAGAAAAGGCATGGGCTGAGTATCTGTTCAAAGATGGATCTATGATCGGTTTGAATGATAAACTCCTCGCACAGTATGTTGAGTGGATTGCAAATCGTCGTATGAAGGCGATTGGTTTGAAACCCATTTATGATATTCCTGCTAAAAATAATCCTCTTCCTTGGACTGAACATTGGATCTCTTCAAAGGGTCTCCAAGTCGCTCCTCAAGAGACAGAAGTTGAGTCATACGTTGTCGGTGGCATCAAACAGGACGTTAAAAAAGATACCTTTGCTGGATTCCAACTCTGATTTTGCGGGGACTAAATACATTATAGTGTTGTATAGTCCCTGTAACCCAGAATGGCGAAGCAGACAATTGATATCGGATCTCAGCCAAATGATGGAACAGGTGATTCCTTAAGACAAGGCGCTCAGAAGATCAATAGTAACTTTAACGAGATATATCAAAGTTTTGGTGATGGTTTTAATTTATCCCAATTAACCATTGGTACTGCTACTACCGCAGGGTTTGCACAAACTGCGGGAATTGCAACGAATGCACAAAATTTAAATGGGCAACCTGCTTCATTTTACTTAAATTATAATAATCTAAACAACTTACCAACAATCCCAACCAATACTAATCAGTTAACCAATGGTGCTGGTTATATTACTACTACTGCTCTTGTAGGATATGCAACGGATGGGGATCTAGTAGGATTTCAAACTGCTGGAAATTTAGTAGGGTTTATAACAAATATTCAAGCCGGTGCGGGGATTTCTGTATTTGAATCCCCTGCCGGCAATTTTATTGTCACATCAACTGGTGGTCTTGTAGAAATTATTGGAGATGTTACTCCACAACTTGGTGGTGATTTAGATCTTAACAACAATTCTATAACAGGGACTGGTAATATTGATTATACTGGAAACTTAGAACTTAGTGGTAATGTTGATATTACTGGTATTAATACCATTAATGGTACATCCAATTTTAATTCTCAAATAACATATTTTAATAGTCCTAGTGTAAATAGTCCAGCAAATTTCCGTATTGAGCCTGGAGAAGCAGGTCTTGGAGTAACTCTTAGATCATCAGGTAGTCTTGAATTAAAAACGAATGGAAGTGCATTATCTGTAAATATTGGCAGTCAGTTAGGATTAGGTGTTGGTGGTGGCGGAGTATCTCAATATGTTTGGTTGTATGGAGGAAGTACTAAAAGACTTGAAACTACCAATACGGGTGTAGAAGTTACTGGTAATCTTACTGCTACTAAATTTATTGGAGATGGTTCTAGTTTAAGTGGTATTGCTACGGATGTTGGTCTTGCGGGAGTGGAGGCATCTGTCAATGCACTTGGAACTAACTTAAACATCGTTGGATTCTATGATGCAACTCTTGGTGTCGTAACTTCACTGACATTAGTTGGACAATCAAGAGGCATTGCTATTGGTTCAACACTACCTTCTGCAGGAATTAATACTGGTGATTACTATATTGTATCTACTGGTGGACAGGATGTTGGTATTGCAACTTATGCAAAACCAGGAATCTCCAGTGTATATGATGGAGACTGGATTGTTGGTATTGATACAAACGCTTGGTCGATTCTATCCTATTCCCAACAAGTCGTTGCACCTAGAGCGACTAATGCTGATATTGCAAGAACTTTAGAATCTGATTCTAGTGTTAACACTAGTGGTATTATCACTGCCGGAACTTTTGATGGATCTCTTGCAGCATCAAATCTGACTGGACCATTACCAGCGATTGATGGTTCTGCTTTAACGAATCTTACTGGAGCATCTGCAGGAAGTTTTGGTGATTCTCTTAACGTGCCTGTATTAACAGTTGATTCTAATGGAAGAATTACTGGAATATCTACTGTAAGTATTTCTGGAGGGGCCCTTGGACAAACGCAGTGGACTAGTTATCAATCAGGAATTAGTACAACATCTTCCGTTGGTATTGGAACTACAGTAATTACAGATACTCTAACAGTAAAAGGTGATGCTTTAATTGACGGTGTATTGCAAGTAGGTCTTGATGCTGGAACTTCAGGTACACTCAATCTTACGGGTAATGCGTCTCTAGTTTATGGTTCAAATAATTTAACTTTAAAGAACGATAGAACTGGTGGAAAAGTAGTTCTATTAGGGGACGACGGCGTAGAGATTATAAATCATGATACAAATTTGAGAGCCGCATGGTTTAAAAGTGGAGTTACTTACTTATACAATGAAGGCAGTCTTAAATTACAAACAACTACTGGTGGTATAGATGTTACTGGTGTAGTCACTGCAACCAAATTCGTTGGTGATGGATCTGGACTAATTGGAGTCACTGCTTCGGGTACAGGAATAGAAATCAAGGATTCGGGAACTGTTGTTGGAACTGCAGGAACTATTGATTTTGGTACGGGTGTTGATGTTTCTCCAGCATCTGCTGGTATTGTTACCATAACTGTTAATGCTGGTGCTGCGGATACTGCTACGATTGTTTCTACTGCAGCAACAATCACAGATCATTTGGATCTTAGAGATGATAATGATGACACAAAGAGAATAAGAATTTTCCATGGGAGAAATGTTCTATTTGATGACCTACAACCAATAACTGGTGATGGTGCTCTTTTCAATAACAATAAAGGTGAAATAGTATTCTTAAACACTGACCCTGAAAATGGTGATTTAGTTCCTCTTGCTCTTAAAGAACAGAGTGTAGGCATCGGAACCACAAATCCACTTCAAGCTCTCGACGTAAGAGGTAATGCACTAGTCAGTGGCATCCTTACCGCAACTGGTGGATTCTCTGGATCTATTGATTCTGCAACTAATCTCACTGGTGGTATTGCAACCGCAACTCAACTTAGTGTAAGTGGCGTAACCACAATCAATCAGGGAAGAATCCAATCAAATCCTGATGCAAATATCAGATTTGGTAATTTACCAATCAATAGTTCTGTCACTAGAAATATTGCAATTGGTGACCAAGTTCTCCAGTCTTTGACTGGTGGTTCTGGTAGAAACATTGGTATGGGTGAGTTTGCACTAAAGAATGTTTCTAGTGGTGCATATAATATTGGACTTGGTATTAGAGCTGGTGAAAAGATAAACACTGGATCTTACAACGTAGTCCTCGGTGGATTTGATGGTTCTAACCAGGATTTGGGTATATCTGGTTCTTCAAATAATGTTGTTATTTCTGATGGTCAAGGTAAGATTAGATTCTATTCTGCGTCTGATAGAAGAGTTGGCATCGACACTACAATTCTTTCTACGGAGAAAGTAACAGTTGGTGGTAGTTTGACCGCAACATCTTTCCATGGATCTGCTACTGGACTTACAAATATTCCTGCAGGACAACTAACTGGAGTATTGCCTACCATCGACGGTAGTAACTTAATTAACGTTACTGCAAGTGGTACTGGTGTTAACGTTCTGAATAATCAGAACACTTTAGGTGTTGCTGGAACATTTGATTTTAGTTCTGGTATTAATGCAAACTTTGGTGTTGGAATCTCAACCATATCTATTGATCCTAATTTACAACTGACTACTGCCAATGTAAGTGGAGTTGTTACTGCTAATTCTTTTGTGGGTAATGGTTCTGGATTAACGGGTATTTCTACATTTACAAATGATATTTTCTTAGGTGACGCCAACAAAATAAATCTTGGTGCCGATAATGATTTGCAGATATATCATGGTGGATCTTTAAATAATCACGCATATGTTACGAGCACCAATGGAAATCTTTATCTGACTAGTGGATCTAATGGTGCTGTACATCTTAGGGGTTATAACAAAACCAATGTTATTGTACAGAGCTCTTCAGTTCAACTTTTCTACGATACTTCCCTAAAATTAGAAACCACTGGTATTGGTGTTACTGTATATGGAACAACTGAAACTCAACAGTTAAATGTTTCTGGTGTTGCAACTGCAACATCGTTCTCGGGATCTGGTGCAGGACTAACCAGCATTCCTGCAGCACAACTTACAGGATCACTACCTGCGATTGATGGTTCTAATTTGATCGGAGTTATTGCTTCTGGTACTGGTATTGAAATTAAGGATAGTGACTCTGTTGTTGGTTCTGCTGGAACTGTCAACTTTGGAGATGGATTGACAGTATCACCAGTGTCCGCTGGTGTTGTTACTGTAACCGCGGCTGGTGGTTCACTTCAAAATAGAGTCACTGTTTCTGCGTCTACTACATCGATCACAGACAATGCTACGGGATTTACTACAGTAACTGGATTTAAGACATATTCTCTTATGAAGGTGGGAGTATCTACTGCTGCATGGGTAAGAATATACACCGATGGTGTATCAAGATCCAATGATACGTCTAGAGGTGTGGGGGAAGATCCTAATCCTGGAAGTGGAATAATTGCAGAAGTAGTTACTACTGGAATCTCAACCCAACAGATGATCACCCCATTTACTATGGGTGGAAATATGGAAGATCCCGTAAATGACACTATTTACTTGTCTATTACTAACCTTTCTGGTTCTACCCAATCAATAACCGCAGATCTAACTATTCTCCAACTAGAAGCATGATGAGTGATTACATCAATAAATAGGAGAAGAGCTCAATTTAACCTATGGCAATAAGCACTTACGTTGTTGGATTAAATACTGGAAATGCCGGAACTTGGACTCCAGAAGAGGCCTTATTTGCTATTGGTGTTGGTTTAAGTTGGGCGCAGTTTCATGGATCGCCAGTAAGTGGACTAGCCGTTGGGGTTGCTACTTTTAGTGGCGGTGGCGCGGTTAATGCATCACAGGATAGTTTTTATAAAGATGTAAAACCCATAAGCACAAGTGGTATTGGAACTGGTGTAAGTTTTTGGATTGAAAGAGAGGCTGACCTCAGCGGAGGAATTGATGGTCTTATTGTAAACAGACCTGGTTATGGGTATACTGGTGGAGAAGTAGTTACTATTTCTGCAGAAGATATTGGTGGTGCAGCTAATGGTGCATCCGATATTACCGTTCAATTAATAGTAGATGCTACAATACCTACTGGTACTGCTTATGCTGTAACTGCAACAGATTCTGGTGGGAACCTTCACGTTAGTGAAGGTTACGATATTAATGGATATCAGGGAATTAGTTCTGGTTTAACTTATACAATTTACGAAGGGGATACTTTAGAATTTACTAATTCTACTGGTTCTGAAAGCAATAATTATGATTTGTATTACTTAACAAATAAGTACGTAGCATCATTTCCCAACAATAGAGACTTGGTGACTACTTTTGGTGTTACTGGACTCGATAATGGTGAAACTAGAAGTTGGACACCAAAGTGGGGAGAACGTGGAACTTATTGGTTAACCAGACAATATTATTCCCATGAAAATGTAGAAGAATCGATTATAATTAATGTCTTGCAAAGAGACTCTGCTGGAATCACTAGCGTAAGTTATGGATCTACCACAGCGTTCATGAACTACAGTGAGTATTCATATGGAACAGCAGTTTGGAAACAAGATGTCAATCCAAACAAATATTATGGAACTACATATCATTTTCTAGCATTCGATAGTTCATATAACTTATACTGTGCTCAAACTAGTGGATATCATCCAACAGACCATACTACATGTTTTCCCAACTGGACATCTAATGGAGATCCAAGTTCAAGTATGAACTACAAAGGACACAAGGGACAACCAAATAGATCCGCTGGGACCGAAAAACTTGATTTGATCCATGGAAGTTATGATATTAATCAAAACGCTAGCAGTTATAGATACGGATGGTTAAGTAACAGTAGCAGTGCATGGACATACCAAAATAGTTTACAAACACTTTGTACACTTAATACAAATTATACAAGTTTTGAACTTAGATTAAGAGTGTGGAAATCGGGTATTGATCCAAACTTTGCAGTATTTGGATTTGATTATCCCACAGTATCTTCATCAGATATAGCTGACAACACGACGACAACTTGGTTCTGGCATAATTTTGAATCCAATGTCTTTGATTTGGATCATGTCTTCTTAGGTGGATCCACCACGATTGGAAGGTATAATTCTTTTGATCATAGTAGTAATCAGCAACCTTATCTGGACTTTTATTGTTACTTAAATCCAAGTATCTACGGCAAGAGAGCTGCGCTTCGTGGATACACTTCCTATCCAAGTGGTCAGGAAAGACCTTATGATAGATATAAACCTTCGATTGTTGTTAAGACTACGCATTCTGATACTGTGGATATGAGAATGTACTTTAGACCCGAATCTGGATTACTTCGTTTCAATTCGGTGATGAGAGATAACGATAGCTATGTTTATGATGAAATTGATCCTTCCGTAGCCTCTAATAATATTATTAAAAATTTACCTTTGAGTAGTAAACTGATGCCTTGTCCTTATTATCTACCAGATGATTTTGCAATTATTCAATTCGAGTACAACCAAATATATGCAAACATTCAAAGAGGTGATAGAGTAACTATTAGTGGTAGTGAAGTCTGGGAAGTTATTGATGGATCATATGATACGAATGAAAGTTCTAGAACTACTGGAGTTTTATTCTGCGGGAGGGTAGTCTGATGGCTGATTACGTTTTTCCTGGATTACAAGCGTCAGTTGATGGATCTGTAGAGAATGTGGAATTTGGATCTGCAGTGCCATTTCCAACAAATATTGATTATACAATCTATCCTACATATGAAGACTTCCAAAATGGGGAGAGATATACGGATCTTTGGTTAAGTAAAAATATGAAGATTACACCTGCTGTTGAACCCACAAGACCACACACTGGTCAGATGTATCCACGATTTGACCACTAAATAAAAGAAACTGATTTAAATTATGGCTACTTCGATTAAAGTTTCCGAGACTATCGAGAAACTGCCAGCGAATCCATTCGCTTTTGAAGTTCTAAATCTTGCATCAAAACAAAAAAGTAATGCAAAGAAGGCTCAAGTATTGAGAACATATGGCGATCCTTCTTTGCAGACTGTACTGATTTGGAACTTTGATGAGAGTGTAATCTCTCTTCTTCCTGAAGGTGTTGCGCCTTATGCTAGTACTAAAGAACAAACTTCTTACTCTGGAACATTAGGTGAGAAGATTGAAACTGCAGTAAACATGATGAATGAACTGGGTTCTCAATCATTGGGTTCCCAGGATCAAGGACAGACTTCTATTAGAAAAGAATACAAATATTTTTACAATTTTATCAAAGGTGGTAATGATGGACTTTCCTCTATGAAGAGGGAGACTATGTTTATCAACATCCTGGAAGGTCTTCATCCTCTAGAGGCAGAACTTCTTTTGCTTACAAAAGATCATAAACTACAGACCAAGTATAAAATCAGTAAGAAAAACGTATCGGATGCTTTCCCCGAGATCCAATGGGGTAATAGATCCTAGATTCGGGTTCCCGAACCACTTGACAAACCATAGGTATTAAGTTAGTATAAATACATCGAATTGTCACATGTGACAATTCTTTACATACGAAGACATGTCGAGTCTTCTTTCATCCGCAGGTTCGACTCTGCGAGACATACTTAAGAGGTAACAAAAATGTTCAAAACGACTATCGCTGCAGCCGCCGCTGCAATCGCCTTTGCACCCGCTGCAGCCCTAGCCGGTCCCTACGTTAATGTAGAAACCAATGCTGGCTGGACTGGAGACGACTACACTGGAGCAACTACCGACGCTCATGTGGGCTACGAAGGTGCTCTGGGTTCTTCTGGTGCATCCTACTATGTTCAGGGTGGCCCCGCTATCGTATCTGTAGATGGCGAAGAACTCTCTACCCGTTTTTCTGGTAAGGCAGGCGTTGGTATCCCCGTCACCGATGCACTGAGTGCATATGGTGAGGTCAGCTTCATCACGGCAGAAGACGAGTTCCTGGATGATCTGGGAGTCGGTGGTAAGCTCGGCGTCAAGTACAACTTCTGATCGCTTGACAATGTGATATAATATAGGGGTCTACGGACCCCTTTTTTTATGAGATACCTTTTCCACCCTGTCACGATTATAAACCTAATGATCTGTGGATCTCTTGGGGTAATTGAATTTGTCCACACCAAAGCACATCACACCTTAGAACAAGATGTTCATGGACATGTCCATAGAGCACTACAAAAAAATCCAGAGTTGGCACGATCTACTTGTTGGGAATTGGACTAATGAAAAAGAAAGAACAGATTGAAATTCTAGAACGACGAATGGGTGAGATGGAAGAAGAACATATGAAATTACTTGTTCGGATTGCCCATCTTGAAGGAAAGTTGGAGAATCATGAACATGACTTGCGATCTGAGTAGGATCATATATAATAGTATCAGACCCACCTCTTTATAATGTCCGAGTTTCCAAAAGACTGGCGTTATGCCGATGACCGTATGCAGATGCGTGCTGCGGTCTTTCGTGCTTTAAGTCATCATCTAGAAGAACATTGCCGTTCTGTCTATGAATTTTGCCATGACTGGGTAAGTCAAGGTAACAATCATACCAACAACATTGAACACCATTTTCAGAATTATTTGAAGGAGACCAAACGTGAAACTGTCTACACCCTTGAAAAGTGCTTTGACCTCGATTATTCTAAGTACTACGCTCCTGAGCGGGAATAGTGTCTTAGCTCATGAAAAGATAAAAGGGTTCAAGACCTACGATTCGATGGGCTGTATGTTACTTCGCGAATGTACAGACGGTGTTTACGAAATCAAATCTAGCAGCGATCTGCGGACTTTCTATCCTGATACTGATTTTAGTCGTATTAGTGTGGAGTTCGATAGAATCGTCAAGTCACTTAATAAGGTCGGAGTTGGTGTCTTTCTAGCCGACGAAAAGTGGTTCCCTGTTGGACACCGAGGTGTTTATCATACGGTTTCCAACAACTTCTTTCTTAATCGTGCTCACATGCATCGACCTCATGTTCTTATGAGTGTCACTCGTCATGAAGGATGGCATGCCGCACAAGATTGTATGGCAGGTTCTATCGAGAACTCTATGATTGCCATCATCAAACCAGAGGACGAAGTTCCTATGATCTGGCAAGAGATGGTCAAGCGTACATACCCCCCTCACGCACAACCCTGGGAGAAAGAAGCAACCTGGGCGGGTAAGACCGAAGGTATGACACAAGATGCACTGGAAGCATGTGCGACTGGTTCCATGTGGGAGGTTTACAAACCCACCCCTCTAACGTTAGAATGGTTACGTGAAAACAACTTCGTCAACTGATGGTACGGACTCAAAAGGCTCTCGAAAAAAACGTCAAGACTCTGAACAAGAAGACCACGACTACCAAGAAACCTCGCAAGACGAAGAAAGAAGACTTCAAGTTTGTCTTTACTAAGTCTAAGGATGATGCACTTTTTCCTCATGCACCTACCTTTCCATGGCGACTTGATGATCGTAAGGAAGGAAAAACCTGTTGGTTCCAATGCCAAGAACATGTCGAGAAGTATGTGACTCGATATAAAATGACATCTAAAGAATATAAATGCCAATTGTCAATTAAGTATGGAGATAATTGATAACGTTTTATCTGAAGAAGATTATGAAAGATTGTGGACCACCATGATCAGTGATGACTTTGCGTGGTTCTTTGCAGTCACCAAAGTCAGACATTATGTGGGTGATAATCTTAAAAATCAATTACCTAATGACCATCCACATAATTGTCAACTTTGTCATCATTTTCATGCACAGGATACTATCGCTAGTAAACATTGGGACTTAACTAAAGGTATTAGAGATAGACTAGAAGCAAGTGCATATTTAAGAGTAAAAGCAAATATGACTATGGCCACTCATGTGCCTTTAGAAACAAAAATGCATATTGATTTCGGGGATGTTACGGGATATAAAACTGCAATCTATTACGTTAATTCAAATGATGGATATACTAAATTTGAAACAGGCGAAATAGTAGAGTCCGTAGGAAATAGATTAGTTATATTTGATGGAAGAATCAAACACTGTGGAAGTACACATACAAATCAAAAATATAGAATTGTAATAAACTTTAATTACTTCTCTAATATCATACCAAACTTTGAATATCCAGAAATAGAACCATATTAGTAATCCCAGATATAATAGGGATATATAACTACACACTTCTCTAAATACAGCTGCCTTGTTTCTATCATATGGGTGGTTCAAAACCAGCTAAGGTAGAAGATAAGGACCATGATGAAGATAAGAGTGAAGTTCTTGGTAATCTGGTGAAAGTAGTCGTACTTATTTGGTCCGCATCTCTTCTCACGTTTAGCTACGTCAGACTTCCAAACGGTCAAAAAATTCTTGATTTTGACCCTACCTTCATTGCATCAGTGTTCTCTGGCTCTTTGGCGGCTTTCGGACTTTCTCCTGCTAAGGCGGGTGGAAATGGAAACGGAAAGACCGCAGCGAAGAAACAGGAAGACACTGCCCCTCCAGTTCAATCTGCTATCGAACCAAAGGATAAACCAAAACAATAACCCAGGGGGTTATCATGAAAAAGGTTAACACGTTCGTACTGTCAGTTACTATTGCAATCATAGACTATCTCTATAGAGGTAGACACTTTCAACGTTTTTGGGTGCTTGAGGAGATTGCTCGGGCACCCTATTTTGCGTTTTTGAGTGTCTTACATTTAAGGGAATCTCTAGGTTTGCGTGGTCAGTGGCATGTATACTTAATGAAAGAACACTTCGAGCAATCAGTCAATGAAACCGAACATCTTGAATTTATGGAAAGTCGGGGCGGTAGTGCTTATTGGGTGGATCGCTTTGTCGCCAGACACCTCGTACTTGTCTATTATTGGATCAATGTGGTTTATTATTGGTTGGCTCCTATGTCTGCATACCATTTGTCATACGAAATAGAAATGCACGCTGCTGAAACATATGCAAAGTATCTTGCATATGAAGATTATAATGATAAGGATATTTGGAGAATCATGAATGATGAGATCCAACATTTCCAAGAACTTGCAGAAGCGATGAGAATTCTTGATCCCGATCACTTAACTGTAAGAGAAAAGGATCGTGAACCATTTCCACCAGACGTAAGCGACATAGTAGTAAAAGAGGAGGTTATGAAATGACAACATTTTTCATAATTCTTTTCATTTCCTTGTTAGTATCTGGTATGCAATTAACATGGCCAGGGAGATACCGAGGTTGATATGAAAAAAGAAACTGAGGAAGAAAGAAAAAAACGAATAGAGAAGATCGCCAGGCATATTCATCCACATGATGATGAACCAGATCCTACTGCGTATATGGGGAACTATAATTTTCCCCAAATGCTTTTTGCTTTCTGCCTTGGTTTCGTAACAATGTTTGTGTTATCAGTCAACGAAATTAACAACTTTAAGGGATGTCCACTCCCTGAATATTTTTTAAACGAAGGTAAAATCAAATGAGTCAATTCTGTTTCACGGATCTCAGTGATCAGCAACGTCGTCTCCTAATTGATGCAGTATGGATGCGTCAAAGACAATACATCGCAGGAGATAGAATGTTCCGAGAGTATGGAAAGATGCTCGACGATCTCCGTGAGGGGTTTGAAGATTATGTTCCTGGACAGTATAGATGAGTAGACTTGTTATATTCGGTGCGACAGGAGATCTTTGTCGCCGTAAATTGATTCCAGCATTACATAAACTTTGGGAGAAAAAATTACTCCCAAGTGATTTTGTGGTTACTGGGTGTGCAAGGAGAGAACCAACTAGAGATCAATGGATTGAATCTCTTGGTGGCGATTATCCCGAAGAATTTTTACATCATCTAGACTATCAGTCTGCAGATTTGTCTAGAGTAGATACTTTAAAGAATCTAAAACCAGCACCAGAAACAGTATCTAGTGTTATTGAAGACACTACTTATTTTCTGTCAGTGCCACCAGAGAGATATGCAGATGCAATCCAAAATCTCAAAGAAGCGGGGCTTGTAGATGATCAAGAAAGATCCAGAGTTATTATTGAGAAACCTTTTGGGACCGATTATAAATCTGCTGATAGTTTACAGTCAGTGGTGGGCAGATGTTTACGCGAGAAACAAGTATATCGCATTGACCATTATCTTGGTAAAGATACTGTTAATAATATCCTTGCCACTAGGTTTAGCAATACTCTGTTGGAACCACTTTGGAACAGGAATTACGTAGAAGAAGTTCAAATCTATGCAACCGAAACTATTGGTTGTGAAGGTAGATCTCAATACTACGAAACTGCAGGTGCAGTTAGAGATATGTTGCAGAACCACATGCTTCAGGTTCTTGCATTGATTGCGATGGAAGCACCATGTAAGATGGATGCTAAAGAAATTCGTAGAGAAAAGACAAAGGTTCTTGCTGCATCTAGATTGGGTACTAAACTAATCTGTGGTCAGTACAATGGATATAGAGATGAAGAGGGCGTAGATCCCGAATCAAAAACTCCAACCTTTGTTGCAGGTGACATATATATCGATAACTGGAGATGGGAGGGTGTTCCATTTCACTTCATGACTGGTAAGAAAATGCCTTATCAGTGTGTTGAGGTTGTTGTAAAACTCAAGTCTCCCCCACAACAGTTGTTCAGTGGACATGAATATAATGATCGTATTGTGATGCGTCTTCAACCACATCCACACTTTGATATCAGAATTGATATGAAGGCGCCTGGATTTAAGAATGACGTAGAAACTGCAACTCTTACCCATCGTTATCCAGACTGGTTGGGAGTTGACGGGTATGAAAAATTATTGTATGATGCAATTCAAGGAAACCAATCCAACTTCGTTCACTCCGAAGAAGTATTAGAATCCTGGAGAATCGTTGATGATCTTCTATGCACGGGAGATAAGTGCCCTATCATGACTATTCCTTATTTGTATAGTTATGGTTCTTGGGGCCCTCAACAAAAAACAGATTCAATTACTAATTGGGATTATCCCGCATGACACCCACTATTGACCCGACAGATCCAAGGTACTTTCTACAAACCTCGGATGAACCATATGATAGACATCAATACGTTCTATCATACAATGGAGAGAAAGAATTACTATTTGATGATTACGATCACTTGAGAGCTTACTGGTTTGAAACAGTTCGTAATTTTACTGGGTGTACAGTACAAGTTTTAGATATCAAAAAGAACAAGAAAAAGTCGAAGTCGAAAGGAGGATTCAAATGAAAGTTGGAATGATTGGACTCGGACGGATGGGAGAAGGTATGTCTCGCCGTCTTATCGCAGCAGGACACGAAGTACATGGGTATCGTAACAATGTTAAAAAAGCTGAAGAACAATATGAAAAGGGTTATATCAGTGGATATACCACTTCTTTGGAAAGCCTTGTTCAAGTAGTAAAAACAGGTGTTGGAACCCTTACACAGGAAGAGTCAAAATCTCCTGGAGTCTATATGATGGTAGTACCAGCAGAAACAGTAGAGGAGACACTCGATGAGTTACTATCATTTTGTGTGGAAGGCGATATTATTATTGATCATGGCAATAGCAATTTTAAGGACTCTCGACGGAGAGCAGAAAGGCTTGCTAAACTTGGCATCCAATATCTTGACTGTGGTACTAGTGGTGGTGTTTACGGCTTGGAGCGTGGATACTGTCTTATGGTTGGTGGTGCAGATTCTGCAGTATCCACCTGCCGTCCACTCTTTGATGCACTCAGTCCAGGCATCGGTGCCGCACCTAGAACCAATGACACAGACGGGTATATTCTCTACCCTGAGGAGTATGGATGGATCTACGCTGGTCCAGCTGGTGCAGGTCATTTTGTAAAGATGGTTCACAATGGAATCGAATACGGAATCATGCAAGCCTACGCCGAGGGTTTTAATATCCTGCATGAGGCTAATGCTGGGTCAGTTTATGTTAAAGAGGGCGATGCTGAGGTTGCTCCGATGGAGAATCCGAAAGATTATTGTTACGACATTGACGTTGCTAAAGTGGCTGAGTGTTGGAGGCGCGGTAGCGTTGTTGGGTCTTGGTTACTTGACCTTACTGCGGATGTACTACGCAGGGATGGAGAGCTTAGTGACTTCGCTGGGGGCGTCTCCGATAGTGGGGAAGGTCGTTGGACTGTCCATGCTGCTGTGGACCTTGGCGTACCCGCTCCTGTCATCAGTAGTGCGTTGTGGTCACGTTTTGAGTCGCGCCGTCTTGGTGCTTTCGCAGCCAAGGTTCTAAACGGTATGCGCGCCATGTTCGGTGGACACGATGTGAGATGATCATTAAATAGGTATGTAATTGTCATACCTGCAATGAATTTATTTCTACGCCCGTTGGAAGATCCAAACGGAGTCACCTGGTCAATCATCTGGTGTCTCGTTATTCTTCTATCGGGCGTTGCTTATTACATATACACCATTATGAAGATGGCGTATGCAGAACTTGAAGAGGACGAGAATGATCACGGCTGAAGATAGTTTTCTTACTGAAGAAGAACGAAAGTTTGTTTTGGATTATTGTAAGAACGCTAGATTTCGTTATGGAGTTGCAGATTCAAGTCAATTTCTTCCTACGGGAATGGTTGCAGACATCTATAAGAATGAAAAAATATATAAACTTTTTAGTGATACGACTAAAAAATATGCACCAGGTAGAGAAATATATTGGATGCATGTAAATTTATTTGTTCCAAAGGAAGTTCCATACTTTCATACCGACTCTGAAGAGGAAGGAGATCTTACATTTTTATACTATCCTAATGATAATTGGCATTTTAATGATCTAGGATCCACTGAGTTTTTTGTAAATGATCAAGTGATTGGTGTCCCACCAATTCCAAATCGATTAATTTATTTTGATTCTCAATTGAAACATAGAGCAACTACATTTAGATCTGATCATAGATTCAATGTTATTATCAAATATAAATCAATAGAAAACCTAGAAAAACTATATGAAACTGGAGATGCTTCCCCAGATAAATGGAATATCTCTCCTTATAATCCTATATAACTGTAGATACGATAAAACCAATGGGCGCAATGACACCTCCAAGTCGGAAGAGTTGTTACAACTTCCGAGTGACGAAAATAAATAGAGTCGTCGATGGGGATACGATCGATGTCACAATTGATCTCGGTTTTGACCTTTATAAAAAAGAGAGAGTTAGAGTTGCTGGTGTGGATACGCCAGAGAAAAGAACGAGAGACCTAGAGGAGAAAGCCCTTGGAATCGACGCAACAAACTGGCTCAAAGAGAAACTGGACGGCGCTATCGCTGGTGATGATGATCTTGTCATTAGGACTGAGCTTGTTGGCGGTGTTGGGAAGTATGGTCGTCTTCTCGGGTGGTTATACATTGGGGACGCAGATGTGTCGCTCAACGAACAAATGATTGACGAGGGATACGCCTGGGCGTATGATGGTGGAACAAAACAGAAGAACTTTGAAGAACTTCGTGAAATCCGCAGGACACATGGCACACTTGTTTAATTTTCTGTTTGCAGTAACTCTATGGGTTCAAGTCCCCCAATGGTCAGATGATTGGTCTCATTGTGCTGTTGATGTCCCTGACACATCTTGTCACTGGTATATCGTTAATGCCGACAACACCTTCGGAGAAGGTTTCGACTGGGAAACTGCTCCTTGGTATTCCGCAGAAGGTCTATTAGACATTGCGAATCTTCATGATGAAACATTGCAAGATGGTGAGTTGTACACTATGGACGCTCTTCAAACGCTAAATAGGAGCGACTCGAATTCTTGACGATGCAAAAAGTAATTAATGTTATTGCACTCCTATCAGGTCTGACCTCATTGGCATTCATTGGTGGGAGTGTTTATGTTGTTATGAACCAAGATGCGTGGAGAGAAGAAGCGAAAGAACGTCTAACAGAACTAGTTGCAGGAGCAATCACTGATGAACTACCAGGTCTGATGGATGGTTTGGTTCCTTTAGAAACTGGTCCAGCAGTACCTTTCGGTGAGGCAGGGCCATCTTCAGGAGTAAGATTGCCATGAAGTTATTCCAGAGTACCAAAGAGGAACCAGGCGACTACTATCCAGAACCCAAGAAAGAGGTAAAAACTATGAAACCGATGAAGTGGTTTGTTATTACTGTTGGTGGAATTGTTGGAGTTGCTCACATTGGTATTCTGGGACATTTACTGAAACCTCAACCTGAGGTTCATCAACCACCTGCATTCAATATTCCACATACTCCTTACTCGTCTTATAAAATTAAGGCAGGTAAAGATGGATATACAATTGAATATCGTGCAAATGATCCTAAAGTTTTAGAATCATCTAGAACTCATGCCTCCGATAAACATAAGAAAGGTCTTTTTGGAGGTGGTACAGAAGTTCGTCGCGAGACTCGTTACGATCAATATACAATGGAAGGCACCCGTAATATGGGTTCAGGAGGTGCCGTATTGGACGGTGAGGGAAAGTCTGCAAAAGACGTAGAGTGCATCGTGGCGGACGCTGGAGCACGGTCACAGGGTGCAATGGCAGGTAGTGCTATTGCTGCTGGTGTTGCAGTTCCTGCTGTAATCAATATTCCATATATCGGATGGTTAGCTGCAGGATGGGCAACTTTGTTAGGAACCAACGTTGGATCTGAAGTAGGATCACAAGTAGGTGAAGTGTTTAATGATTGCTGATGGAAATCCGTGATATTGCTATTGATGATGTGAATATACCTGACATTCAGGTTTATCAACCACCTGGATGGGCAACAAATCCTTCAGCAATATTCACTGCTCCACCAGTAACGGTGGAGATTGGTGTGCCTATTGTCAATATGCCTGGGTGCGTAGAAGCACATGAACAAAATACCACAAGAGAGAAAAGTGGTATTCTTGGTGAAGATGATCCCAAGGGTGTAAAGACTTTTTGTGATGCGGGTGTGCCATCTTTTGGGCCGATTGATTACAACCCAGATGAATTGGAGTATAACTACGAGCCACCTGTTCCAAAAGTAGAGCCGACGGATAGACCAGAACCACCAGCACCAGTAACACAAACCGAAACACCTCCACCACCAAAGTGTCCTACTAGGGAACAAGAATTAAAAAACCCTATAGGAAAAATTCTAGAGGGTAACAAAAAGATTACTGGTTATGAACAGGTCGGTAAAGAATGTTTGATGGTGACTGAGAATCTAACCATTCCTGATCAGATTGTACAAAATATTCCCAACCCTGGAGTAGTAACTGCTACTGCTAGTATTGCTGTGGTCGCTACAACATCCGCTCTATTAGCAAAACCGTTGGCAGACTTACTGTTGAAAGTAGTCAAACCAACGGTCAAGAAAGTTATTAAAAAGATTGCTGCTATTAGGGGGAAGACCGTAAAGGTCGAATCTGTACGGGACCGCCGAGATGAGCAGCGTCAGAGGAGTGCTGCAATTCGGGCATTACGGTTGATGAAGAAGAAGTGATAGGTCGAACTTGGGGAATATTGTGACGGTGTGGTGTAATAGTATTTTTACCAACCACCATCACATCCGCACAAATCTTTGCCATTTCTGTCCCAGGTTTAAAATATATTCCACGTTGCATTAATTCGCCACAATTCTTAAGCCTGGCGATCTCAAAATCAAGGCGCTTATTTGCAGTCAACTGTTGTTGTAATGCAATCTGAGTTGCTGCAGCTTCTTTACATTGATCCTGTAACTTTTTATCTGTCGGTGTACTCCAGGTCATGGAAAAACCAATAGAGAGGTTATAATTATCTTTCTGTCCTGTTCTCACTGGATCATAAAATTGCACAGAACCAGGATTATCTAAAACACCATCTCCAATTGGATTCCCTTCATCATCGAAGGCGCCAACATTATCACTCATATCATATACAGGGCTGTCATAATAATCTTCAAAAGGTTTTGATGCCGATACGTTTCCTGTTACAAATGGGGTGAAATTTCTTGTAGGACCCTGACATTGGATTCCACCGCCGTACGTATTCGTAATATATGGGCCTTGCAACACCTGGACGGCTTGATTTGTGACGCTGCCACTACTATTAGCAATAGGAGAAGCGGTAGCAGAGACGCCACCAACAGTTTCTGCAAAGGATTGAGATGGGAAAAATCCAATTAGAATTACTGGGAGAAGATACTTGTAGTGTCTGTTACGCTTGTTACTTCGGTCTCTCTTTGGATAATTGTATGGTTGCTCAGACCCGGCCCTGAATAAGTTTCTGTGAACTGAAACGCTGCCCCTGGTGTCGTTTGTGTGAACGTTGGTTTGCTTGTTGCACCAGTCCATGATGATGTCACTCCATTAATAGTTACATTAACTGAACCTGTCCCTGGGGAAAGGTTTCCACTTGCGGTTACTCCAGATCCAGTTGCTGAATACTGATAACCTGTATTATAGTCCATCGAATTGATGGTTTCTGTGATTTTACTAGTCGTCTCCGTATGGCTGGTCATGGAGCCTTGTGTAAAATTCGGGACCACTGGAACCGAGTATGCGGGTTGAAGTAGTCCATGAATCACCCCAAGAACCAATCCGAGACCGATTGCTTCTTGTAATCTAGTCATCAGTCGATAACAGTAATTTCTGAAACGAACTGGCCAGTAGCAGAAGAACCTGCGCCGCCAGCGGTTACGGTAAGTGCTCCAGTAGTTAGAACAGTACCTGCAAGATCTCCAGCAGTGCCTGAAGCATAGGAAGTGGTGCTAGAGAAATTAGGCACCGTACCTACGGTAGCTGCACTAGTTGGAACTGCATCGCCTTGAGTGTAAGATTGACTAAAGGAGAATGCCGAACCAGCACTATCTTGAGTAGCAGTAATCGTACCAGGACTATAGATACCAGAAGTGATAGTACCAGCAGATACAGCACCTGCTGTGCTACCGTCAGTGGTATCAATATTTGAGCCTGAAATGCTATAGGAAGAACCAATTCTTGTTGCAGTAGTTCTTGCTGCGTCAACAGTTAGTTGAACACTGGAAGCATGTTTCGTAACCAGTCCGCCGGCATTTGCTGCACTTGCGGTCATCAGTAGCATAATAAGAGGAATAAATTTCTTCATGTGAAAAGGATATTATGCACATTATGCCCTATTTAGGGCACTTAATATTGTCATAACAATAACTATTAGCTTACAAAGTTAATTGTACCTAACATACCCCCGTGAAGTGTACACTGGTATACAATTGAACTGGGCCCATCAAATGGAACGGTTAATATTTGTGTACCATTTTGAGATCCAGTTAGGAAACTTCCTCCAGGAGCATAATTTGAACCACCACTACTGACTCTTAAAGCAAATGGGTGGCCACTTCCAGTTGAGTTTTCTAAGATATAAGTAAATCCTCTATGGAAGTAAAGAGTTGGGTTATTTGTGCTGTTGAGAACACCTGGTCCAGCGAAACGATATGCAGAAGCTCCGTTTGCTGTAATGTAATACTTGGTAGTAAATCCTCTGTCGCTTCCATCACCTGTTGTACTGTTACCCTGGAATGATGTTGCGGTTACAATTCCACTAAAGTTTTGATTAACACTTCCACTAGGAAGATTGGTCAGTCCAGAACCATCTCCGACAAAATTGGTTGCAGTTACAATACCAGAGAACGCTGCACCGCCAGAAGATATACGAAGTCTTTCTGTTAAATTATTATTTGTTCCTCTATCTGCATATGGTTGATGATTAAAAGCAAAATAATTTACATCAGTTATATTGAATCCACCTCCATTGTCACCAGTACTCATCTGGAGATGCTTTGAAGAATTCCAATTTGATATGATTGCTGGGACACCAGATGATTGAACATCTACCAATCCACCAGTAACAATTGCATTACCAGCAAAAGTAGAAACACCAGAAACATTTAGAGTATCAGCCTTTATGTTTGCAGTCGTGATACCACTACCACCGCCACCACCAGAATAGTTGGTAATATTACTAGTGGAGATGCCTGTAATGTTTGCACCATCACCAACAAATGCCGTTGCAGTTATAACACCTGCGATACTAGTGTTTGTTGTTATTGCAACCTGTTGACCACCAATATTTAAGTCACCTGCACTTTCAATGGTCGGTGTCCCTGCAGCGCCAATTACATTTAATTGTTTTACACCAAAAGGTTTTTGCGTCATGACACCTACTTTTTAACTATTTATTCTTGGACTCTAATTGTTATGTCGCCAGTGAATGTGATGCCATCCCCGCCATCAATCAACTTAGTTAAATTTGGTTCTGCACCTGTTGGAGCATCCCAAATGACAGGTGCATCACTACCTTGGAGGGTGCGATTATCAGTCCACAACGAACTTGTGTAATCTGCACCACCTTCAACACCAGCATACACTGTAGATGTTCCTGCGGAATCTGTACTTCCCGCAAGAGGACCACCCAGAGATGTAGTGAACCAGTGTTTCATATCTGCCCAAGTCCAATCTCTATTGTATTCAAGTTTAGTTGCCATGATTCCAACAGCAATAGGAGTTGCTGAACTTGTGCCATTGAATAGTCTATCTTCAGATTCTACAGACTGCACTCCATCAAGACTATAATAAGCGTCATATCTGTTATAACTAGTGCTTGCGTTGTTATCTGCTGCGGATAGACTGAGATCACATAATGCAAAAATATCAACACCGTTTCCCATGGTGCTATAAGTGGTTTTAGCTTGTCTATAAAAAGTTGAAAGTCCAACTTCGTTAGAAGCATTTTGTGCCACGCCAAATTCATCCAATGCACCAACCCCAATTCCTTTATAGTAAGATATTCCATTATCATCTTGTCGCCTACCAATTTGCCCTGGATATCCAATCCTGTTATAGAATGGTCTGAATGATATTCCAGACATACTGGAATATCCCGACCTTTTTGCTTCCTCAGGAGTTTGTCCTTGACTCGCTGAGTAGTAGTTATTAAAGTCTGGGTGATCGCCTCTTACTACTTTTTGATCTCTATTGCCAGCAGCGTAACAGAAAATAACTCCAGACTCCACAAGTTCTCTGCCAGCTTGAAGAACAGAATTATCATATTCATATTCGATTACTAACGCATTACTATTACCAATAAGAGGACCTACTCTAGAACCATAATACACCCCATTCGATCCGTCCAATGGAGCCTGACCAGTTCCTGCAGCATCTCTGTGGTTAATATATCCGCTAGAGAGAGAATTTACCCTATGACTCCAACTATTACTGGAAATAGTAGGATCTTTTGTACCATACAGGGGATTGATTGGTTTGATTTGATGGAATACTTTTTGCAGATCAAATCCAACTTCCCAAAATGCTCCATAATCTCCATATAAATTTAGGAACCACTTATTTGCATTATAAGCCCAACCATATTGTCTACCATATGCTTGTGAGGCGCATGGAGTTCCATGGAAACCATCATTATCTTGATAATCAGTATTGCTTCCGTTAGCCCTTGCTCTTGTATAACTTGTAGTTATAAGGATAGCACCAAAGTCTTCGACTGTACCTGGAACTGCTGTTCCAGTACCGATACCCTGAGTTACAAATTTTGGTGATCTATAAGTTGTACTGTTGTTTCTCCACCAGTTTCTACCTGCTGTATCTGTAGGAACTGTTGTTCCATCCCATCTAGTTGTTAAACTGGATGGATTTGCATTAAAGAAGTCTGGATCCAAATAATATGGAGCATCCAAAACTAAATCCAAAAGATCGCATGTACCTACTGTTGTAGAGATGCCACTGTTAGATAATTTATTACCACCAACATAATTTTGTGGAGTGTCTGACGTAGTGAGTGTACTGATACCTAAAGTATTTTGGAATTCAATGTGACCAAACCACATATCTTGGTCGCATACAATAACGTCTACGTGCTTACCAGTTCCGTATTGTGGTATTTGACTACCGAGTTGAACATATGATCCTGTTGTGGAAGCAACTCCATCTTGGTTTGCACCATTAGACCACCAACCACTAACCCAAGGACTTTCTTTTTGAACATGTCTCAACAGTTGCATCGATCCTCGGTTCTTCAGATTTGAACCAGGACTACTTGTCAGATAACTGTTTCTATTTGAATATCCCTGACACCAAACATTAGATGCATATCTATTTTCTTTCGTCAAACTTTCAATCAAATCATCAGGGTTATCCATATAAGTTCCTGGATATGCTGCAGCATTGATGGTTACATTTGTAACGCCAGGATGATTTTTCAACTGTTGAACTTCTTCATCATCTAATAGATAGATTCCTCTGAGATCACTGTGATTACATGCACTTGGACATTCTACACTCCTAGATGGAATATTGTCTTCAAGAGTTCCATCTTGCATTAAGATTTCATGAACATGTTTCCAGTCTTCTTTTGTATGACAGAAGACACAGTATTCTTTTTTTGCTCCTGATTCTGTTGGTTCTTTTGTGTAAGTTTCTTTTCGAGCTTCAAATGCAACTCTTCTTTGTTCCAACCACTCTTCGTAACCCGTTTCAGTAGAAATCATTTCTTACCTCCCTCAAAGCATTTTGTTTGCACTGAATCTGTAAGTGGTGACTCCAGATATTCCAGTTAAAGGAACTAAGTTCACTTGAATTTGGCCTGCAGCAACAGAGACTGATATATCTGCTATTCGATTTGGTTCATACATGACTCCATATTCCGATACATATGCAGTTGTTCCTACACCCATCACTAGTGCCTTTTGTGCCTGATAGTTATTACCATTGATGATGTGTATTGTGTATTCTGCTGTTACGAAATCATCAACGTAAACATCCATTTCATGAGGTGTTCCTGCAGAGGCTGTGAACGATGATGATGCAACTCCACTACCCTGATATACAGAGTTCTTGACTTGTAATACAGCATCTCCAACTGGATTTGTAGTTCCTAGACCGATTGATCCACCACCATCAACCAGAGAAACACCATTCGTAGCTGTGTTGAACAAAACTCCTGCGTCGGGTGTTGCCCAAGCACCATCACCCCTGAGGAATGTAGAACTGCTTGGAGTTCCACTAGATGCAAGTCTGTTTACACCAACTGTACCAGAAGCGAGGGCGCCAGCATTTAAGTTTGTGATAGAAGAACCATCACCACTTAGAGTACTTGCGGTTAGTCCAGTGCAATTAAGGTTTGTGGTTTGTAGGATATTGGTGGATGGATTGAAATAAAGGACACCACTATCAACTTCAAGTTCTCTGTAACCACCACCAGACTGAGTATCTCTTAAGAATGGAATTAGTTTATTTTGACTGTTGTCTGAAGATTCATAGACGTAAGAGAACGTTGTTGATCCAATACCAGCACCGCCAGTCTGATCTGCCACCCAAGCATAATCAGAACCATTCCAACTTAAGATTTGATTGGTAGACGCAGTGCCAACATTAAGGTGAGTATCTACATCATTATTTGTGAAGGAACCACCTCCACCTTCACCAGCAGAGTATCCTATAATCTGAGATGTGGTGATACCAGTTATTTGTGAACCAATACCAATGAACTCTGTTGCGGAAAGAGTTCCAGTGACTGTCGCGCCAATACTAGTGGTTTCTAATTTCTTAGAACCATTCCACCAAAGTTCTACAGATCCACCCGAATTAAATACACCTAAATTGACATCGCTAGGATTTTTAATCTGAAGAGAACTACTCTTTATTATCAAAGAACCTGCGCCAGTTTCCTCAATGTAACTTGTAGATCCATCACTGTAAATTTCTAATTCTATACTGTCACCAAATCTTAATCTATCATTATTCCCAAGAGATATGCTAGAACTGAATGATACATTACTAGTAAATGTAGAATCACCACTAACATCTAGACGATTAAAGGAAGAAGATCCTGTGGTAGCAATACCAACTATACCAGTAATAAAACCAGCATCATTAGTCAACTCACTTGTACTAGTGGCTGAGGTGGTGATATATCCAGCAGCGCTATGATCTCCCCAACTATAAGAAGTATCCCAATTGGAAATCTGAGTGGATGTAATTGTTGATGCAGTTCCCGTGTAAGCAGGAACGGTTATAGTTGCAATGTCTCCAGTTACTGATGCAGTGATTCCAGTACCCACAAAGTTTAGAGTTTTTGCAGATCCAACTACAGATCCCTCATCTCTAATACTGAGAGATACATTAGTTGCTGCAACACCCGTGAGTCCAGAACCATCTCCAACAAAATTGGCTGCAGTAATAATACCACTGATATTTTGATTACCAGTCAGAGTTAAGTCAGCCGTAATTTCTACTTCATTATTAAATGAATCGAGGCGAAGGGTTCCTGCTTGGGTAGTAATTCTATTTGATTGACTGCCTGCCATAATCAGGTCGCCAGCATCCACTCTAGGTGTGGTTAATTCATTGCTTCCCAGATCTATGCCACCACTCATGGTGACAATTCCAGTGAATGTAGTTCCCCCCGTGGTTACAAATCCAGTTGTTGCACTATTGACATAACCTTCGGATGCAAGTCCTGCGACAATACCAGATGTTACAAAACCTGCATTGTTTGTTAGATCGCTGGTGTCTGATGGAATGGTAGGTTTATCTTGTAAATCAACATAACTACCAGAGAAAGTCTTGATACCAATTTGAGTATCAACATAGTTTGTAACGTATGCAGTGGTTGTGAATCCTCTACTTAGAACATAACCATCCGTCACAAACCCAACGATTGCGTTGTTCACATACCCCGTGGTCGCCATGCCAACAACGGCATTGCTGATGTTACTGTCAACATAACCTTCGGATGCGAGACCTACGACAGAAGTTGTTGTGGCGTATCCTGTGAGGTTTGGTGGGGTATATTCAAATACACCTGTTACCTGATTATATGTAAGTCCTGCAGAACCTGGTGAGTTTTGAGTTACAGATAGATCGGAGTATCCTATACCTGCACCTCCAGATCCTCCGATGTCTGCAGCGGCCTGCCAAGTGTCGCCAGACCACTTAAGAACATGCCCAATTGTTGGTGATGGTGCGTTTACATCATTCAGATCACTTATTGTCGTGGGTATACCTGGTCTACCAGATAGGTCACTATATGCACCAGAGAAAGTTCTGATCCCTATCTGAGCATCGACATAAGTTATTGCAGCATAGTTACCGATATTACTGATGTTTAATGTCGTAATTCCAGTAATTGCACTACCATCACCAACAAACGATGTTGCGGTAAGGACACCGAGATTGATTCCCTTAGTTGTACTATTACCAAGTCCTAGAACATCGTCGATGGTTTGAGTTTCAGTATATGATGTGAGATAACCAACGGTTGCATGATTACCCCAGTTATATGATGTGTTCCAATTATTAATATCAGCAGTTCCAATTCCTAGTGAGATTGGTGCTTCTCTTTCCCACTTACTAGTTGAAAAATTATATCTAAGAATATTACCATTCCATCCAGAGTCTGGAACATCATCTAGTGTATCACTAAGATCTGTAAGTTTACTATTGGTATCTAATAACTGAATCCATGCACCAGCGTGTGCAAAATAACCATGTCCAGTTTCATGAACATGTGCAAACATGCCATGATATGTACTTGGACTTACTGTGTTTAGTCCACTAAGAGTTGCCCAAACGTTAGAGTAGTAGAGTTTATCTGCAGTAAGAGATCCTATAGTTATGTCTCTACTGGTTGAACTTCCTAAACTAACAACATCATCTAGTGTTTGCGTCTCTGTATATGATGTAAGATATCCTACCGCACCGTGATCTCCCCAATTATATGCCCTATCCCAGTTTGTGATATCTGCAGTAGTAATTCCACTGTACGGATATGTTGGCCAAGATACTGATACTGTTGATATACCTTCACTGACAGGTGTTAGATCCAGATTGGGACCAAAGTCTAGTTTTGTTACGTCACCTACGGTTATATTATCATCGCGAACTTCGACGCCAGCTATACCTCCTCCGCCGCCAGTTCCACCTGCTCCAATGATACTTGAAGCGACAGAAATGTTAACTCTACCTCTACCGTCTGGAGCACTAACCTCAATATTTTCTGCAAAATTTAATTCTTTTACAATACCTCTTCTAGTTCCATCTTCATAAACATCAATACCTGCACTTGTTGCAGTAACATTTGTTAGTTGAGATCCGTCTCCAAAGAATTGAAGAGCAGTTACAATTCCAGCAACCTTTAGATCTGTAACTTCGATTGACTGAACTGTCGAAACACCTGTATTTGTAAGTCCAGAAACTTCAATAGATGGTGTACCTGAAAGGTTTTGTGCAAGAGTAGAAATGCCTGCAGTGCTTGCGTAACTAATTACATCCGCACCATCCCCGAGGGTGTTGTAAATCTCCGTAAAATTATCATTAACTTTGGACAGACCCGTTCTCAACGGATCTCCATTTCCATCATTGGGAGCGTTTCCTATGTTAATAACACGTTTAGACATTAAAACTCCGCCCTATGTCCCTATTTTATTATATTTATCGTACACATAAATAAGAAAGTTCTGGACTATGTTAATGAAAAAAATGATTGAAGATCTTATCGAAGCATATCGAGATTGGAAAGAGGAAAGAGCATTCAAGAAAAGACTGAAAGGTCAACAAAAACGTGATCCATATTTGTACAAATGATGACTAAGTGGGGAATCTCTGCGAATAGTCACAACGCTGCATTAAGTATATTCGTTGGAGATCAATTAGTTTTCGCCACATCTAGCGAAAGATATAGTAAGATTAAAAACGATCCACATCTTTGTAAGTCACTAATTGATGATGCGATGTGGTGGGGTACGCCACAAGAGGTGTATTGGTACGAAAGTCCTAGAATTAAATCATACAGACAGTTTTTAGCTGGACAACATATACCTAAAGGTGAGAATAATATAGGTAACTACATTCGTAAAAATATCGGACACTTACCTGTCTATTATACTTCACACCACAAGAGTCATGCAGCTGCTGGATATTACACCAGTAAGTTTGATAATGCCGCGATTGTTGTTTTAGATGCTATTGGTGAATTTGAAACTTGTACTATCTGGAAAGGTCGTGGAGAAAAATTAAAAAAAGTATATTCACAGTCATACCCCTCTAGTTTGGGTCTTTGGTATTCCGCAATGACACAACGGTGTGGATTAAAACCAAACGAGGAAGAATATATCCTAATGGGTATGTCCGCATTTGGAGATCCCGATAGACTTTATAGAGAGGTATTATCTGACTTCTTTGATTTAAATAAGAATCCATACTACCTCAAACACAACTTACATAAAGGTTGTTCTATCTGGAGAGAAGATCTTCATAGTCAAAAAGACATATTTGATATTGCTGCGGCAACTCAAAAAGTGTATGAGAAGATGTTGGAAAGAACACTAATGAAAGCTAAGTCCATCGTTAAGAGTGACAACCTTGTACTCATGGGTGGGTGTGCTTTAAATTGTTCTGCAAATCCTATTGGATACAAGTTCTTCAAAGACGTTTGGATTATGCCTGCTCCTGGGGATGATGGTAGTTCTATTGGTGCAGTTCTTGCACATACCAAAAAACATATTCCATGGAAGAATCCATACTTAGGTAAAAACTTAGGATACAACTCTGACAATGCAACTATTGTTGAAGATCTTTTGAGAAATCAGATTTGTGGACTTGCTAGAGGTCGGGCAGAGTTCGGTCCCAGAGCTCTAGGTAATCGTAGTTTGATTGCAGATCCTAGAGGTACTGATATAAAAGATAGGGTCAACGAAATTAAAAAAAGAGAACCATTCAGACCCTTTGCTCCTGCAATTCTAGAAGAGTTTGCCAGTGAATACTTTGACATGCCTTGTGAAAAATCACCATACATGCAAATGGTAGTTAAGTGTAGGAGACCTGATCTATACCCAGCAATTGTTCATGTTGATGGGACAAGTAGAGTTCAAACGGTATCTAAAGAAGATAACCCAGAATTTAGAGAACTTCTTGAAATGTGGTACAAAGAAACTGGATGCCCGATGCTTCTGAATACTTCGTTAAATATAAAAGGAGAACCCATTTTGAATGACAAAGATCAGATTATTCAATGGGAAGAAAAACATAAAATTAAAATCTGGACATGACAACATTAGTAACGTTTGGTGACAGTCATAGTGCTGGTGCAGAGCTGGAATGCAAAGGTCATCCAGGATCACCAGAAAGAGCATATCCTGCCAAAATTGCAGAACACTATGGTTGGAAGTCTATAAACTTATCTACCTGTGGTGGTAGTAACGCATGGTTGTGGAAGACTTTTGAGGACTGTATGCCTATTCTCATGGAAAAGGAAGAGGATCTATTTGTACTATGCAACTTCACAGAAATTTCAAGAATGTATTTCTGGGATAATGGTAGTTCACCTATGGATCCTTATAACTTTGAACCCTATAGATACGCCAGACACGTTACTACAGTTGCACTAGATCCAGATCTTCATAAAAATCCCGATAAAGAACACTGTGTTTGGCCAGTTGGCATAATAGAACAGTATAGATATTGGTTGAAAAGAAATACTGATCAACAACTTGCAGAAAAAACTTTAAGGATAATAAAAGATATTCAATCAATATGTAAGTACCACAAAATTCCATTTTTATTCCATACCAGTTTAAATTGGTTTGAAGGTGATTGGAAAAATATTGATAAACAAACTTTTTACGGACATCAGGAAGACGAATACACAGAGAAATATCTTTGGAGAAGAGCTATAGATTATTCATATTGGGGAGTTGCTACTAACCATAAAGATTGGAAACAAATACAAAAGAAACCTCGTTGGAGTATGCATTATCCAGAAGAATACCATGAATTCTGGGCAAAAACAATGATTGATTTCATAGAAGAACAAGGTATTCTTAACTCGCTTGACATGCCCTCATGGTTATCAGTATAATGACTCTGTGGAGTTTCAGAAATAAATATAGCTAAACTTAAAAAGCTATATGGTTGATTATGAGAACCCTTGGATGTACGAGGGTCGTGCGTTTTTGTCGGAAGATATTGGAGATAACTACGGGTTCGTTTATAAAATTACGAACTCACTCAATGGTAGAGAGTATATCGGAAGAAAATATTTTGTCCAGAAGCGGAAACCAAAAGGTGGTAAACGCCGAGTTACTTCAGAGTCTGATTGGAAGAAGTACTATGGGTCTTGCCCTGAACTGAAAGAGGATATAAAGAAGTACGGAAAACAGAACTTTTCTCGCCAGATTCTGAGTATACATACTACACTAGGAAAGGTGAACTACGAGGAGACCCGTCAGTTGTTCGTCCAGGGAGTCCTGACCGAATCGCTTGACAACGGTGTCCCGAGGTTCTACAATTCTAATGTTCTCGGCCGTTACTACAGGAAGGACTACTTTCATGGAACAAGATCTGATGAATGAGACCCAGCTTCTCAAGGACAGTATCATTGATCGCATCCATGACCTAGTGGCTATGGGTGACTATCTGAACGCTTGTGCTGTTTATGAAGAATTCAAAGAATCATTTGAGGAACTTATCTAAAATGTGGATGAACACTGTCTTTGTTGGTGGAACTGGAGTTCTTTCAGCTTTCATCATTCATAACACTAACACCACTGCACCCCCACCACCAGTAGAAATCCCCAAGGTAGAATTCAAAGTACCTTCTTGGAAATGTCCTGATTGCACACCAGAAGAACAGTATGTCTTATCAGAACTCCAAGAACACACCCGAATCACCGATCGTAATGCTCTTGCAACGATCATGGGTAACATTAAACAGGAAAGCAAGTTCATTCCCAACATATGCGAGGGAGGGGCTAGAGTTTCTTACGG